GGTATGGAAACATTGGGAAGCAATTTCTGGTATTTCTTTCTTACCGAGGGATAACCATGTATATCAGCAAGCACCCTTTGAAATGATTACTGAAGAACAGTATGATAAAATGCAGAGTACTATGCCAACCAGCGTTGATTTTAGTCTTCTCTCACTATATGAGTTAGAGGATGGCACCACAAATGCTCGCGCCCTTGCTTGTACAGCAGGTGGTTGTGAGGTAAGTTAAGGAGTACACTATGTCTCAGATGTATGTTGAAACAGAGTATGATATGGACATGGCGTTAGCCGAAACTATTAAATTAGCAAAACTAACCAATTGTCAATTAGATGTTGGTTTCAATAACATGAAAATGGTGCACATTTTCTTGGATAACCTCCAAGAACAATTAGTAGAGAATAAAATAAGTCCTAATAAAAAGGACTTTCATCTTAATATAATGGTAAAAACAAATGAACAAGCTTGAAATTTTATTGAAGAAGTGGAAGGCAGGGTCCATTAGGGACCCTGACCTTTCGTTGTGTCTTAGTTACATAAATGGTTTATTACTAGAGAGATCAAATGAAAGAACAGTTGAACATAAACAAGGACCTGATTCAGTATCTGGAGAAGGCGATATCCCTGCAACCAAGCGACTTAAAATTAAAGGATTACGAGAGGGGATTTAAAGCTGGTCAATTAGAAGTTATCTCAAAATTACGTACTTTATTTGAACAACAGGAAAGGAGAAACGGTTATGCCTAATTTTTTAATGATGTCTGAACTAAAACAATTACCTGAAATAAAGAAATATAAAGGTGGCGGTGGTGGCGGAAACATTGATGTTGCTGGACAAATGCGTCAACAAGAAGAAATGATGGGTAGACAAATGGCTATGCAACAACAATACCAAATTGATGCTGAATCTCGCTTTCGTGCTGAGTCTGATCGTCAACGTAATTTAGAATATCTAAATAGACAAACAGCAGCAGCCGCTAAAGAAGAAAGATATAAGAAACAACAACAACAAGAAACAGCACTTGTTAGTGAAATGACTGGTCAATCAAAGTCAGAGTCTAATGACTTTGGTGGTGGTTTTAACCTAGCAATGCCAACAATCGAACGACCAGGATATGAAAGTATTAGTCGTCCAATATAAGGAGAGAATATGAAAGCTGAAAAGACTATTAAGGATAGATGGTTTACTCTAAATGCAAAACGCGAATCAAAATTAAATAAATCCCGAGCTTGTTCTGCATTAACTGTACCAACTCTATTACCGTTTCAATCTCTATCTGGAGAGGATAATCTTGTTCAGACTTATTCATCTGTACAATCAAGAGGTGTTACATCTCTTGCTAGTAAAATTCTTAGTGTTTTAATTCCATTAAATGATACTCCCTTTTTTACATTTGGTCTTCGTAATGGTAGAGAACCAGAAGCCGAAGTGGGTGAGTACTTAAGTAAACTATCTTTTCAAGTATATAAAAAACTTATTTCTAATAACCTGCGAGAGATATCTTACTTAGCTATTCAACACTTAGTTGTTATTGGCGATGTATTAATTGTAATGGAAAATGATTTTTCTTTCCGTGTTATTCGATTAGATCAATTTGTTGTTCGTCGAGATGTAAATGGCTCTATTAAAGAATTTATTTATCTTGAATACATTTCTCCTAGTAACGAGGAGGCTGCAAGTGCGTATGACTTCCTTTCGGGTGAAGAAAAACAAACTGGTTATAAAACGGTATATATCCGAGTCTCGCAAAGTCAAGACTTATCGTGGCAAGTTGAAAAAGAACTTGACGGAACGATCATTGATACGGGATACTATACTGTTCTTCCTTATATTATCCTTCGTTGGGCTAGTGTTGCTGGTGAAGACTATGGTCGAAGCCATGTAGAAGATATCTATTCAGATATTAGAACCTTAGAATCATATAGTCGTGCTATGATTCAAGGTATGGCAGCAGCCTCTACATTCTTTATGGGTGTAGATCCAGCTGGTATCTCTGAAATTGATGATCTTTCTATAGCACAAAACGGCCAATGGGTTGGTGCAAGAAAACAAGATATCTTTGTCATTACCCCAGGAGACACTATTAACCCTCAGCTACAAGCGTGTGCTGCGGCTGTAGATGCAATGCGTAAAGAGGTAGGTCAAGGATTCTTACTACAGACCTCAGCCATGCCTACAGGTGACAGAGTTACTGCTACTGCTGTTAGAGCCGTAGGTAATGAACTAGAAACAATCTTAGGTGGTACATTCTCGTCTATTGCTAGAGACTTTATGATTCCAATTATTCGTAGAACAATCTATCTAATGATTGAAAATAATGAAGTTGATCAAAGAATGAAAGAACAATTTGATGAGAATAATGGTATTCTTAATATTGAAATCTTAACTGGTTTACAATCTCTATCTAGAGAATCTGATATTACTAAGTTACTGCAGATGGGTGAAATGGTTCGCAATCTTCCTCCAGAAGCTGCTTCTAGTTTTAAATGGGAAGCATATGCTAGAGCCTTAATTACATCTATGGGATTTGATGCAAACAATTGGGTACGTAGTGCAGAAGAAATTGCAGAAGAAAAGCAGAAACTAGCTCAACAACAACAGCAGATGGAAATGCAAAAGATGTTTGCACAGGGTTCTGCTAATGCTATGAGTGGTGCCGCTCAAGCAGATCTACAAGCGACAGGTGGTCAAAATATTCCACCTGAAATGGCACAACAAGCTATGCAACTAATGGGTCAAGGAGGTATGCCTAATGGCTAATGGACAAGAAAAAATCATTCACTTTGGAGCTACAGGTTATGGTAACAACTATAGTACGGAAGCTTGCAAATCTTTCAAAGCACGGCATAACTGCGACTCTGCAGATAATAAACTAAGTGCTAATAGGAAGTGTAAATGACAGATCGCAAACAATCAGCTCATGCACGTCGTGAAGATCGAAAATTACAAGGTACAACAAGTGCTACTGACAATAGTACTATAGTTAACCTTAATACCTTTGTTGAACAAACAACGCAAAATCTCGCTACTATTGGTAATACCCTAGGTAATGTATCTACTCAGACTGACTCAACTACTATTCTTTTAAACCAACAACTAGACGTAACCAATATAACTTCTTGGGAAGCTAGAATTCAAGATTTAGAAAACAATCCAGTAGGTGGTGGCGGTGGAGGTATAGATCCAAGTGATCCAGATCAACCCATTATTATATGGGATAATTTTATTGCTCAAAGTAATGGCAATGAATCTGGTACATTAAGTCCTTACTCATACTCTTCAGGACCTAGAACAACAAGTAGTAATACTTTAGTTCCTAGTAGTTTAAATATACTTGAAAATGATTCAGAAACAGGACACTTAGGAATTGTTCTTGTTAGATTACTTTCTGGATATGGGTATGGTTATATGTCAATGACCAACTCACCTGGAATTGATTCGTTTATTTTTACTGATTTTAATACTGTTTACTTTACTATAAAAACTCCAACGGCTAGTCCGACTGATGGATACAATATTAAATTAGGTTTATTTGACAATCCAGATTCACCTTCACAAGGTATATTTATAGTAGGTACACGCGGTGGAGTATGGACCCCAACTGTAAATAACGGGACAACTACTACTGGAACAACGACTGCAATAGCAAATAATACATGGTACACCATTAAAATTCAAAAGAAAACTGCAACAAGTGTTGGCTTTACTATTAATGGTGGAACTGAAGTTGTAATTTCAACAAATGTTCCTACAGGATTTTTAAATACTGGAATTAGATTTGAAAATTTAAATAGTAGTACTCCATCTGACCTTGACTTTAAACTTGATTTTTTTGGTATACGACTTAAAGATTCAGGAGTCTTACCAACAGGAACTACAGTAGTAGGTACTGCTGGTGAAGTTGAAGTAACTACAGTTGGATCTGTTATTACTGTAGGATTACCTAGCTCAGTATTGATTAATACAGCATTAACTTCCCTTGCTAATAACGATGTACTACAATGGAACACAACAGAGTGGGTCAATAGATCACTATCATCAGCTGGTATAGCCGCTGCTACCCATACTCATGTAATAGCAGATATAACATCTATACCACAAATGAGATTACTTGGTAGATGGAATACAGGAGGAACTGGAGTAGGTCAACACATTACTATTGGCAACGGTCTTAAACTATCCGCTCTTGGTGAATTAGCTACCATAGCTACATCCCCTGTTCCAGACACTTTAGCTTTAACAGCAGGACTAGGTTTAACAGGTGGTGGAGATCTATCTGCCAATAGAACATTTGCTGTAGATTTTGTTACTTCAGGTGTTAGTAATGCAACTCAAGTAGTAAGAGCAGATGATTCAAGATTATCTAATTCAAGGACTCCTACTAGCCATACTCATGCCCTCAGTGATCTTACACAAACAGGTGCTACTTTAAATCAAGTTATTCAATGGAATAATACAGCTTGGGTTCCAGCAACCATATCTAGTGGATTTACCCCAACTAGAGCATTCTATGCTACCACTACTTCTGGTATAACAATACCCGCAGGTGCTACCTTTATAACAATAGTTTGTGGTGGTGGAGGCGGTGGTGGAGGTGGTGGTTCATGGAATAGTAACGGACAGAATAGATGTGGTGGTGCAGGAGGAGGAGGGGGTTCTGTAAATATATTAAAATATGCTGTAGCTGATATAACAGGAACATTGACATTTACTGCTGGTGCTGGAGGTTTATCTGGTGCTGGTCCTGTATCCTCATCTGGTTTAGCAGGAACTGGTGGTAACGGAGGAACATCAACTGTTACAGCTACCTATAATGGAGTAGCTGCAACTAGACTTTGCTGGGGTGCTGGTGGTATAGGTGGAGCAGGTACTGCTACTGGAACAACAACTACAGGAGGTACTGGAGCAACACAAGGTTATATTGGAGGCACAGGTGGCTCAGGTTCAGTCAGTGCTGGTTCCCTTGGTGGACAAACATCTTCTATTGCTGTAGGTTTATCTATGTCTCCATATGGTGGTGGTTCTGGTGGAGGAATTAATACAAGCAATGTTGCAACTAACGGTGGTGCATCTTTTGGTATGTATCCGTTTGCTGATGCCAATATCTCTGGTGGTGTAGCCCCAGGAGGCGTAGGAGGAGCAGCTACCAATACTAGAGGAAATATCCATGATTGGGGTAGGCCAGGAGGAGGAGGAGGTGCTTCACACGCCACTGGCGTAGGTGGCGTAGGGGGAGCAGGTCTTAATGGGTCAGGAGCAGGGGGTGGAGGAGCAGGATTTACAGGTGGTGGAGCAGGTGGCGTAGGTGGCGTAGGGTATGCAATAATTTATTTTACTTAAGGAGAACCATGAGATACGCAGAAATCATTAACTTTACTGTAGTAAACGTAATAGAAGCCCCATCGGGTTTTGTCTGGCCCTATGAAACAGAACTACTTTCATTAGGTGAGTTTGAAATCTGTGATATTGGTGATATATATGCTCCAATGAATTCACCTAGATTTACACACCATGATCCATTTAGATATCTTTTTACAGCTTATGACTTTACATTAAGGTTTACAGCAGAAGAACGAGCCGCAATTAGATTAGAAGCTATTACTGATGTCAATGTAGCAGACTTTTTACAATTAAGTCAAGCTGCCCAAGAAATCAATACAACAAACCCAACAACAATACAAGCTATGGATTATTTAGTTAGTATTAATCTACTAACTGAAGCTAGAAAAGAAGAAATCTTAGATTTATAAAGGAACTATATGAAACTTTTATTTTGTCTTTTTTTAGTATGTCTGACCAATATGGCTATGGCTCAAAACGACCCCACAGCCAAGCTTAACCTATCCCTAGTAACCCCACAACAGGCTGTGGCACTAGATGATATCATTGAGGTACAGCTCATGGTATCAGCTGAGAATGCCCCACAGAGGTTTGTAGTGGCTGATGTACCCTTTGGATGGGACAATACCAAACTACAACTCCTAGGAGTATCCTTAATTGGATCTCATGTTGGAGTTATGGCTGGATACTCTACCTTTCCTAATAATGATTATACTCTATGTAACGAAGTAGTTCCTCCACAGGATGGTAATGGGATGTTCTATTGCTATGGAGTACTAGGTTACCAATGGATTGTAACCACAGAGCCAGCCCAGATGTGTAAGTTTGTCTTTAAAGTAATTGGATTAGGTCAATCAGAAGTTATCCTATATGACAACCTACCCCTTAATCCACAATACCCAGCAAAATGCATTGTATATGGTTGCTGTGTAGGTGGAAACATTGTTACTGGTTCTTTAACCAATACAACTGTTGGTCTTGCTTTACAGGGTGATTTTAATAATGATGGTTTAATAACAGCTCAAGACATGGGTGAACTCCTAGCCGACTGGGGATCTACTAGTTTTAAACCTAATCCCCATGACATTAACGGAGACGGCACAGTAAACTCACAGGACTTAGCCTTACTGGTTAATAACTGGACTCAATAAACCCACCCAATCTGCAGTGTTCTAGTTAAATCTATTGAACCTCAGATTGTTTTTTAGGTATCTCTTCCTACCTAAATTAACCACTATTATTAATAGAATCCTGTAACCTATTAATGTGTGGTTGGTGGGATGAAAATTCAACAAATAACCTAGGAGTTAGAATCTATGGCTAAAGACGCATGTTATAATAAAGAAAGGCTATAAATAATGTCTAAGAAAAAATCAACAACTAAAAAGAAACCCAAGATGTCTTGTGGTTGCGGAGGTAAGAAATGATTCCTTCATCAGGTTCAATTAACGTATTAAGTACAACTACTTTAGGAACAACAGCATTAGCTGGTAACTTAACAGTACAATTCTCAAACGCAACAACAACTCCAAATTTTAGAAATGCAAGAGAGTTAATTGTAACTGGAGGAGCTGCTGCTGCTGGTGCTATTGCTGCTACATTAGCAGGATTAGTCACTTCTCCGTTTTTATTTATTAAGGGTATTACTGGAATTCCTACAGGCGCAAGAATTATTGCAAAAGAAAGTCCTAAAACTTATGCAGTTTCTTTTGTTTCTTGGTCAGGTGGTGTTCTACGTACTACTATTACTGCAGTTGCTCCAGACGTACTATTACCTGTTGCTTGTGTTGTTGGACAAAAAGTAACAATTAGTGGAAGTGGCGTACCTGCTTTTAATGGAACTTGGTTAGTAACTGGAGCCAGTAACTCTACATCAAGAATTGATTTAGCTATTGTAACAGATCCTGGAATAGCTGACTTAACACCCTATAGTGGTTTAGCTAAACCTGGTATTGTAGATTCACTACCAGATGGTACTGGATCTAAAGGTTTTGGTTACTACACTATTAATATGGATGTAACTGCTGTATCTACTGGAACAACTGGAACAACTCCATGTTGGACTCCCTTTGTATTACCAGCTAGTACAACACATGTAGTTCCTACAGCTGGAACAGCAACACTAACGTTTGCTGATTTAATTTTAGATGGTGTGGGTATTGTTACAATTCCTTGTTTAGATATTATTTGCTTTAAAAATCTATTTGCTAGTAGTTGTATAATTGCAAATGGAGCAGCAGCAACAGATGTAAGTAAACTTGTCTTTTGTACAGTCAACCCTAATGGAAGAAATTAATTAAAATTGGAGGACTCATCAATGCCAGCTATTTCATTTCCACAAGCACTAGCTCTTGCTAAAGGTGCTAATTATAATTTTCCAGGTAAATTTCCTGGAATTAATTTAGCTACATTGTTGAGTACTGCAACACCCATTAGACTAAATCAACCATCGTTTGTACTTAGTAACTCTGCACCTAATGCACTAAATTCTGCGGCTGTTTTATACACCCTTGCTTCTAGCACTACTGTTAATGATTCAAAACTAGTATATAGAACTGGTGGTAATTTAGTAGATACTGCTATGAAATGGACTAATGGAAAAAGCTTGGGAAATTGGTATGAAATCCAAAGACATGCTACTAGCCCAACTGGCGGAACAGTATCTTCTGATGGTACAAAATTAAAAATAACTTGTGGACCTGGTTTAATTGGTGTTACTCGTAGTATAATACATGATACTCTTTATGATAGAACTGGAACTTTAATAAATCCTTCATCAAGCACAGTAGTAGGATGGTTACAGTTTACAGATAAAGCAAATGCTACCATGTATTATAGGGGTTATGTAGAAAAAAGTGATTTTCTTGCTGGAGATGGAACTATAGATTCAGCTAAAACACGACAAAAAACTTTTTTTGTTGGTTATACATATAATCACCTTTTTAGTATAATAGACCCAACTTTAAACACATTAGTGGGTCCAACACATGGTTTTGGTTTTATTCCAGTTCAAGCTATAGGTGGACAAAATTATACATGGTACGCTGTTGTAAAAGCTGCTAACAGTGTATCTAATGATAACGAATATCTATATAGCTTTAATACAAATCTTTCGGCTTTTTCTTCACAAAAATTAAAAGTTAATTTTACTGATGGAGTAGTTACTTTTTATGCTAATGATATGGTAACTCCTGTTGCTACAGTAACTGTAGCTAATATACCTAACATTTTTATACAAAACACAACTAACTCTATGTATGCTGGTGTATTATCACAAAAAGGTGGAGATGATGGTACAAACAATATAGCTGGAGTTGCTTCTATATATGTAGAAGAAGCAGCTTCTTGGAGACAATTACCAGCTGGTGGTAAGGGTGGTTTAATTGCTACTTTAGCTACTGGTACTAATGTTGTTACCTTAACTACTGGTACTACAACTGGACTTAGTGTTGGTATGCGTGTAGAAAAAACAAGTACTGGAGGTGGTGCTTTTAATGCTCTTACAAGCACAACAGGAGTATTTATTGGAGCAATTACTAACTCAACAACTTTTACTGTTGTTAATAATATCTATACTGCACCAGCTAACCACGCTACTGCTGGTTCCATTACATTTGATGCTGGTTTACTTTTTGGTGCTAATAATTATGAAGATACAAATACTGAAATTACCTTTTCAGATACTCAATACCATAATACTGGTATCCAGATCCTTAAAAAATTAAAGTGAGGTAGTTATGCAAGTATCCTATCCCCAATTATTAGCTCTTGCTAGAGGTGCTAATTTTTTTTATAACTTCCTTCCTAATAAGGGAATTAACTATAATACATTAACAGCTTCTAGTGGTTTTCGTTTTAAAGATCGACCATATAATGGAGCTGCACTTGATCCAGATTATGCTATTGGTTTAGCATCATCAGGTACAATAGTTTATAATAAAAGTACTAGCACTGATTTATTAAACTCACAATTAATTTATAAATATGGCGGTAACTTAAGTGATACATCTAATTTTTCGTTAGGTATGAAATCAACTACAACTACGTATTATGTTGTAAATGGAATTACCTATCTAATTATTAAAATAGGTGATTGGTTAATTGTTCAAGCTACGGCTTCTTTACCAAGAGAAACTGGATTATTTAAACTTACAAATAAATCTGTTGTTTTATCAACCAATCCTACAATGACCGTTAGCAGTAGAATCATGTTAACATCAGCTTTAAAAGATTATACAAATACTGTCACTAATTACTCATACATGAGTAGCCTTCAAGGAAGTATAAGTACAGCTACACCTAATACATATGATTTAACTTTTACTGGTTTTTTAAATCCATTAGAAGGTAATAATACGTATTCGGATTGTAGATTTGTAGTTGGTTATTTTAGGGAACATGGTCCTCAAGTTGTAAATGTTTTATATAATCCATCAGGAAGTGGCATTATGGCAAGATTAACAGGAAATATGATTGGATTTCACCCATTCTATGTAAGCGGACAATGGACTTGGTATGCAATTATAATAGGTCTTAGATCTAGTACTGGTGTCAAAGACGTTTTTTTATCTACAACAACAGGTTTAAACGCCCATGTTAGTCAACAACTTAGAGTAGTTTGGGCTGGAACTACAATTACATGGTATGCTAATGGAACTAGTATAGCATCTATAGATTATTCTTCTATTCCTGATTTTGAATTTGATGAAGCAGCATTAAATGCTGGTTGCGCTGTTAGAGAACAAAGATCTACTAGTGATTCTTTACCTAATAATGTACCTACTTTTCCATGTACAATGACGGTAGAAAAGTTAGTTTTGCTTCCAAATCCATATACCTCAACAACAACAACCTTAGATGACAAGGAAATTAGTTATCACAATACGGGTCTTATCTTATTAAAAAAATTAAAGTGAGGTAAAAAATGGCATTAACAACAATTCAACAAGCTTATGCTTTAGCTTATGGAGTATACGTAGAGTTTAATAATTCTCCGTTAAAAAATAGAGGCACTCTATCAAGTGCTGGTATAGTAACTAGAGCTGCATCTTTAAAAACAAATAGATTAGATGCGTTTTTAGTATCTGCAAGAAATACAGTTAATTTAAATTTAAACGTTATTACATATGTTAATAAAGATACAGGAACTAGTAGTACTGTATTAGCTGATATAAATAATCCAGACGATAATACATATGATTTAGTTACGTCAACCACCGATCAAAATTCTAATAGTATTTATGATTACATAGAAGGTAGTTGTTCTATAGACTCTGGTATCACTGTCTTATCAACATTTGAATCAAATTTACATAAAACTGGTAAAGTAATTTTTAACAAACTTAAGAAATGAGATAAACAATGAGCAGATTACAACAAATGATGGGCGGTATGGGCGGTATGGGCGGTATGGGCGGTATGCCAACAGGCATGGGTCCTGGATCAATGGAATCACAAATGGGACAAATGCCTCAAGAACAACCAATGCCTAAGAAGAAAGCCCCAGTTAAGAAAAAGGCTGGAAAGAAGATGAAGAAGAAATGAATAATAAAAACACAAAAGCAGATTTAGATTATGTCAAGAATCGTACTGGACCTAAGCCAGATACAAAGAAACCAAACCCAAATTTACCTAAGAAAACTAAGACTCGTTCACGATAACGAATAATCTTAAAGGAGAGTTATATAAATGGCAGAAATTAATAATGCTGAACAATCCCAACCTGTAGGGACTCAGCCAGATTTAGCAACACCAATTCAAACAGAAGATCCAGTTACAACACACGAACGTGCAATGTTCATGAAGTACGTTCAAGATCAGGGACAAAAGATCCCTAGTAACTTCAAATCATCTGATGCTTGGTTCAATAGCCTTCTTGAAGCCCGTAAAGGATTCACTCAGGCTAAACAGGAAAATGCATCATTAAAAAAACAATACAATCAAAATGGGGTGATCAATCCTGATTATAAGGACTCACCTCCCGTTGCTCAGGCAGTACCTGAGGTAGTAGAGGATCTATCAGGCATTGCTGAAGATCTTAAAATAGTTGCATCTACAATTCCACAATCAGTCTCTAATAAGATTAGCGCAGAAGATTGGGTCCGCTGGGGTAAAGAAATTGACTCAGCAGATTCCGTAAGTGACGCTACTCGAAAAGAAATTAGAGAAAAGATGGGTGCGGATGAAGTTATTATTGAGCAATTAATTAAAGGTAGAAAAGCTTTGGCAAAGCAATCATGGGACGATGCGGCTTCGGTTGTCGGAGGCAATGACAATCTAAAACGAATGTTCAAATGGGCACAGGACAACCTGACTGCTGAAGAAGTTTCTGCTACTAATCGCGCTCTACAGACAAATGCTTATAAGAATATCCTCCTAGGACTTAAGGCACGCTACGAGCAACAAAACCCACCAAAGGCCCCTTCACAGGAACCTAGACCAATGGACAATCGGGTTAATCAATCTCAGGTTCCACAATCCGTACAGGTGTTTAATAGTTTTGCTGAACAACAAGCTGCTTTACGAGATCCACGATTTCGGGTAGACTCTGCATATAGAAATGCAGTAGAGGCAATGACAATTAATACATCTCGGTACGGTTTTAGAAATCGTTAACTCTGTATAATCTTAGTAACAAATACTAGGACACAGAACAATTAAGGTTTTCTCCTTCGTTTTATAATTTTCAAATAACAATAGTTTCTATATAAGGAGAAACAAATATGGCAGACTCATTATCAGCATCACAACTTGTACCCGCACCTTCGCAAACCTACGGTTGGATTGGTGGCGGTGCGGCAGCAAATACTACTTCAGCAACTCCAGGAGCAGTTGGAACAGAACAATACTGGCTTCCAGTATGGTCTGGCGAAGTACTTAATGCTTACGATCAATACAATATTTTTGAACCTATGGTAACTACACAAACCATTGAATCAGGCACCACTAAACGATTTCCTGTTACTGGAACCGTTGGTCATAAAGGTGTTTGGAAGGCTGGTGAAGAACTTTTAGGAGATTCTAATGCATCAACTGCTGGTTACTTTGACATCTCACTAGATCAGCGTCCAATGGCATCATTCTTTGAATTAGACGATATTTCTCTCATGATTACTCAATGGGATTATCGTTCAGAACTAGCCCGTCAAGCTGGTTTACAACTTAGTTACATTCGTGATAAGCAAATTGCTTCCATGATTGCATTAGGTTCTGTAACTGCTGCTCGTAGTCCATTTTCATCTGGTTATCAGGGTATGTGTGTAGATGAATCTATTCTCCCAGCAGTTAATGCTTTTAACATGTTAGGTTTAAGAGGAGCAACCTCAACTGAACGAGCTGATGCTGCGCTTCTTCTTCTTGATTACTTAGAGCGTTATATGGTTCGTCTTTCTGAAATTGACGCTACCCTTACTGGTGTATACTGTGCAGTGACTCCACAGGCTTTCCATGACATCCGTGCTCTTGGTATTGCCCGTGACTCTACTGGCCTTGTAGGCGGTGCTGGTCGTCCATTCTTTGGCGGCGTAGCAGAGGCTGGTGGACTTGGCAGTCCATTAAGCAAGAGTATGTTTAATCTTCCAGATACTCTTGAGTATATGGGTGTTAAGATTGTAAAATCTAACCATATTCAGCAACTTGATCATCAACGAGTAGTTAGTGATAACGGTGCTGGTGGTGCCAATACTGCACAAGGAGCTGTATCTGCTACTACTGGTAGAATAGCTACATCTATTAACGTTGGCTTAATTAAAGATTTAGGCGACGTTAAATATAATTTTAATTGGTATAACGGAACTAATGATACTGCTACTACCGTAGTAGATGCTGCAGGTGTTGTTCAAACTGGTCAAACTCTGAAACCAGTTAAAGCTCTTATTTGGCAGCAATCAGCTATTTGTTCGCTACGGTTACAAGGTATGAAGGTTGAAACAGTTAAGGATGTCCGTAGAGGCACATTCTTTACTGTTGCTAGCATCATGGGTGGTGCTGGTGTTCTTCGTCCAGAACTTTGCGCTACAATCAGAGGTAGTTACGTTACTGCCTAATAGTAATTAATCATTAACCACCTAGGGGGTCGAAAGGCCCCCTAGGTATTTTTTTCTCAGGAGACTTTATGCCACTAAAACCATTCAATCCAATTTCTCCATACCAAAGAGGCTTAGGAGATACAGTAGCTAAGGTTGCTAACGCATTAAATATTAAACCAACCAAAGATTGTGGTTGTGAAAAACGTCAAGAGTTGTTAAATAAATTGGTTCCATATCCAAAGAAAGGAGCTAGATAATGGGTTTATATAGTTACACAGATGCTATAAATCATATGTTGTTATCGTCAGGTGAACATTTGATTGTAGATCTAGATCAGGACGCTGGTGTTGATACCAGTGTTGCTCAGTTCATTCTTAAACAGACCATTAAAGCTGCTATGATGAGAGGCGTAGCTAATAATAGATTTGTAAATACCTATACGCTAGAAGCTAACGGTACTATTCTTTTGCCATCTACTGCTTGTTATGCTCAGGTTATTGAACCATTGTTTGATCCAACGACGGGGGAGGTGATCCAAACAACTATTAAGTCCAATCCAACAAGGTTATTCAATATCACCAAGCAGACTGATGTTTTTTCTACCTACACTAGTGGTCTTAAAATTGAAGTAATTGTTATGTTAGGCATTGAGGGAGATGATCCACCTTATGGTTGGAATGATATTGACTCTGCCTTACAACGTGGTATTATGGAATCAGCAGCCAGAGAGTATCAAATGATTACCCAAGGTGATCTAGATATTGATAAACGTATGGCTATGCGAGAAAGCTACCATTACTCTAGAGGTCGTGCTTCTGATATGCAAAAGAAGAATAGATCAATCTTCTTAGGAGATATAGGAACTAGAACAGCAGTTGATAGGCGTGGTATACTAAGTAACGATGCCTACTTTACAAGAACGAGGTTTTAATGACACTTGCAAGACTCTCAATTAATTCATTAAGCGGAGGAGTAGGTAGACAAGCTCCAACAAAAAGATTAGTAACTGAATCAGAAAACATTGATAATTGTTTAGTTACTATTGAGAAGTCTGCCGAAAAAAGATCACCATTAAGTTATGTTGCTTCGGGTGCAAGTACTACCTATTTAGATGTACTTAATCTTAACCCAAGTACAACATTTTCTCCATCTGGAGCAACTAACTTTAATACAGATAATTTATATTTTCATTGGTTAGATATTGATGGTTATAATCGTTATTGTATTATTATTAATAGAGCAGGATATACCTTTGATCCAGTAGCGCAAAATTCCTTTACTTATGGTGGACAAACCATTAAGCTAGATAATTTTATTACAGTTTATAGAATTGAACCTACAGAGTGGATTAAGGAAACAGTTGATCTTCAAGAAGGAACTACTAATAGTAATACCTCAGGATTTAACAGAGGTGTTTTTGAATATATTACTTTTGGTAATAAAGTTGGATCTACTTCATATAAAATAGCAGGAACCACAGTTGCTAATGTTGGTACTACCAGTATTCAAGAAACTCTAGGATCAATTGATTTTGATGTTGGTTTAATATTGTGGAATAAATTAGTTCCTTTAGATTATCTTCCAAATAATTCTTCTTTAGAAATGGAATATAGTTCAGTTAACTGGGCAGGATCTTTTGCTAGTAATCAATACATTCACTCTGGTGATGTTATTAATTACAAAAGAACACAAAATCCAACTACACTTAGTCCAGCACTTGAAGACGATATTACCGATTATTCATCTTATTGGACAAATGTTAGAGATGATATAATTAATAGTATAGATCCAACCACATTAGAAATGGAAGAAACAGGTCAAAATTTAGAAAACTTTGAAATTATTCCACAGTATCCAGCTACCCTAGTAAAAAATGATGTTGCAGATTTTAATGGATACAAAGCATGGAGAACTTTAAATGCTTATTACGATAAGCCAAAATATATTCCAATTCCAAATACAGGTTTTGATTGGGCTAAAGATCATTATTACAAGTCATCTCCTTTAACAGCAGAGGACAGAGACGGCAGCACAGCCTATCTGGGGCTAGGCAAGGTATACTTTGTCCGTAATCCCTACCTATCCTTCCCTACAGGCTTCTACAGGGCTACTAGGTGGACTAAAAACCCTTACTTTGAACGAGTTAGATCCGAAGGTCCTAATACAGTTTTTGATCATAGACGATTCCCATTAATCATATATAAAGATACAGCTACAGACAATAAATGGAGAATAAAGGAAATGCCTTTATTTCCTAGAAGATCAGGAAGTTCAGTAAGCAATCCTGGTCCTAATTCAGTAGTAAAGAAAGAAAAAGTACAATCTATGTCTATCTGGAAGGGTAGACTTTGGATGGCTACTGATAACAATATCTTCTCAAGTCGAACTAATGCTTACTATAACTTTTGGGTAGATGATATCAGTAATATTACTGCTTCAGATCCAATTGACATACAGGCTAGCGTAGGAGCCTATAATAAACTAAGCCACATTGTCCCATTCCAAAACATCTTATTTGCCCTTAGCTCAGGCTCGGTTCAATTTGAAGTTCGTGGTAACGGAAATGAGGGTGGTATCTCTCCCTTTAGTGTTGAGTTTAGACCGACATCCTTTTATAGTACATCTAAACTAGTAGCTCCTCAGAAGATGGGTAATAACGTATTCTTTATGAATGCTGGTAAGGTTTATATGTACCTTAGTGGTAGTTCTTTTAATGATGAATACTCTACCTCAATGGAAGTTAGTTCTCATTGTAGAGATTATCTGCCTATTAATCTAGGAGCCATTACAGTAAGCTCTGGTGTTAATACTTTGTTATCTGTTGATGCTGATAATAAGAATACAATTTATTTGTTTACCTTTAGAACTAATGGTGAAAAGGTTATCCAACAAGCTTTTCATCGTTGGATTTTATCAACTAACGATTCTATTTTTGCTCTTAAATCTTATGAGAAAGATTTATATTTGATCTCTAAGAGAACTGGATATTCTGGAGTTAAAACATTAAACGTATACTTTACTTCTATGGAATCTGTAAACGTTGCAACTCCTATGATTGATTGGTTATACAAAGTTCCAGTAGCTCAAATGACCAGTGGTGGTGGATTAGTTACATTAACCTTACCATTCTACGATCCAACTCTAGATACAGTTATAACCGCAGAAGAATGGGGTACATCTGGTTTATTAAATCTACCAATTACTTCTGTCTTTACTGATGGTATTACTGGATTAACTAAAATAACCGTTACTAGTTCTCCCCCAAGTTTTCCTATATATGTTGGTCGTTCTTATGAAATGAATATTGAATTGTCACAACAAGTCTATAGATCTACTTACAAGAGTGGTGTAACTGCAGATAGTCCAACCGAAGGTGTATTAAACTTAAGAAGAGTTACAACTCGCCACTTAAATTCAGGTTCTTATGATATTGAAGTAGAGCGTAGAGGTAGAACAGCTACCTCAACTACATTCTTTCCAACTGATATTAACAGTTTACTGGATTTTACTAATGATTTAAAGATTGATTATGTAGGAGAACACTTAGTTAAGATTCTATCCTATTCTGAAGCTTGTAAGATTTTTATCAAATCAAGCTATCCAACCCCATGTAATATATCTAATATAGAAATTCTAGGTAACTTTAGATCTAGAAACACTAGTGTTGAATAAGGAGTACCAATGACTTGCTATAGTTATACATCTAATAATCCCGTATTACTCACTAATGTTGAGTATGTACATACTGTAACTGGAAGTTTAACTTACAGCTATAACTCCATTGCTTGGATTTGTGAATTTCCAGAAAGCTCACAACTTAAAGTATACTCTAGAGCAAGTGCTTTGGCCGCAGAAACTCTTCTTATTCAGGGTACTAATTATACTGTAAATACAACTACTAAAAATATTGTATTTGCTTCGGCTGCTCCAGCTGGTGAGTTAGTTATTAGGCGTAGAACACCTACTGATAGGATGTTATATAGTTTTGTAGATGGTGCTAAATTAACCTCTACCCAACTAAACGAATCTTTTAATCAATTACTCTTTGGAATACAAGAGAATATCTTTACTAATGGTACTCAAAATTTTTATTATACAGTATCTACTGGTGTTCCTTCTTGGGTAAGTGGTACTAGTTATGCTATTAATGCTATAGTATCACACACAGGAGCAACAGCAACAGCATTATATAAACGTTTAACGGTTGGTGCAGGTACTACAGCACCTAATGCTGATACTACAAATTGGACTGTTATTAATCCATCTTCTAGTGGTTTTATTATAATTGGTGGGCCTCCTGTTGTTCAATTTGATTTATCTAGTTTGGGTGTTGGGTATGCTCTTGTATGGGATGGATCTAAATTTGTTAGTTCTACATTCTCTGGAACCTTTGCATCACTTAGCGGTATTAGTGTAAGTGGTGCAGCTTCTGGAGATATACTAAGATACAATGGAACAAATTGGGCCAATGCTGCTCCTTCTGTAACTATTACAGCCGCTAATCCAGTATTTAGTGGTAGAACTTTTTATGCTTCTGGTTTGAATACTAGTTATAATAGTGGTGGTTCTGGTATATCAGCTCCAGTTTCTGGTATATTATCTGAATTTAAAAATGGAAGTAATGAGTGGGTCCTTACTGATCCAGTTACATCCTATAGAATACTTCAAAAAACACTTCCATCGCCAAACGTATCTGGTACAGATATACCAGAATCTTTCTTTTCTACTGTTAACAGTCAGTTAATAGGGTTAGCAGCTAATGTTACTAATCCAGTTAAGGTTAAGTTCCATTGGGACTTATCTTTAAATACTTCATCATTAGTTGATTTTACATCATCTCAAAACTTAATGAGTCCAGCAACAGCTTTATGGGATAGTCCAGAAGAATTGTATTCAGCTGCGGGTTATGGTATTGGAACTACTACTTTAAAAAAACATGGTGTTCAGGTAACTAATGGTTCAGGAAGAAAATATTATACATCTCCTTATTTTACTTATGATACAGATTCTACTGGTGCGGGACCTGTTTACACATCTAAGGTCAAAGGATATGGAATTAAAACATTTTATCTAAGTATTCCAGATAGTTCTACATCTTGTTTATCTTCTATTCCTAAAATGGATACTACTTCAGTGTATTTTACTGCCCCAGGAATAATATCTTTAGCTACATTGACAACAGCATTAAATGTTATTGGTGATGAGAATGCAGCATCATATCGGGATTATTATTTATTAGGATTACGAGATATGGCATTTGCTAGTTCTCGTCCTACTGTTAGTACTGATTCTATAGTTAAAGATAGAGATGCTTTATCAAGATTAAAAAAAGGTTTTTTAATTAGTTCAGAATACACAGGATTAGATAATTATACATTTAAGAGATTAGAAGATTCTAGTGATGGTGGTTCTAATTGCCTATGGAAAATTCCTAAGCAAATTATCTATTACAACAAAGCAGCACTTGCTTTAGCTGATAAAACTCTTAGTGCTTTAACTACTTTAGGAAGTTTTGAAAGAAACACAGTAAGATTTACAGGTTATTCAAAATGCCTAGCACCTACAACTAATACAAATACTTCTATTTATTCTATTGATGGTATAGGTGCTTATTACAAGGCTGATGCTGTTTGGACTGATTGGTGTGCTCGTTGGAGTACAGATGCAGTTAGTAATAATAACATAAGATTTAATGAAGCTGATGTTGATTGGGTTACACAAAATGTAACTATAGCTTCAGATAACCTTAATTTATACAGACTTTATGGAAAATCTCCACCATATGCTGGATTTTTATACACACAACCAGTAACTCAAGGAGCAAAAGAATATTTCCCTTGGCATTTTAGGCCAAATACTATTGGTAACTCAGTAGGGCCAACTGATGGTTTAATTGGTACTCATTTACTTAATATAGATGCTAATCGTTTATTTTCAGATGCAATAAACTTTATGCCAGACCCTACAGATGAGTATGTGTATAGAATTGTTACTAAGACAGGTTTATTACCCTACTTTAAAACAGATAGTGTTTCGTCTTTAAAAACTTCTATTATTTTAGAGTATGGATTTACAGATCATAATTACAGTACTAACACAACTCTTTTAGTTAATAAAAGTGATATCTTTAAAAACGGTATGTTAAAGGTAGACCAAGCACGTGTTTTATCTAGATTTAATAAATCAAATACACGTGTCTATGTTAAACACGAAACAGTAGAAACAACTGCTGGAGCTAATAGATATGTTATTACGCTAGGTATTCAAGTACCTAGGTTAAAATCTATTGGTTATGCTAAAATATTTAGAAAGTGGAACAGTACAGCTGTATATCCAATAAGAGAATCAAATACAGCCGATACTGAGATTGATTCTGGTCCTTGGAGTTTTGGAGATATTACTGCTGATTTTGCACGGAGTATTGCTAGCCCTATCGAATCTTATGGTAGTTTAGCTGACTTAATTTCCCCTAACAATTATAATGATGCAAATCCAATTGTAGGTTCATCGGGAGTAGGAACTGGAACAGATACACAAATAATTTCAGGCCGTAATGAATGTGCTGTTAAGTTTACTAGGTTAGGTTTACCCACTAATCTTTGGATTCGTTTATCTGTTTTAAATACAGATGGATCTGTAGATTTTATAAACTATAGTGGTATGGATGTAAGTACTAACGAATAATAGGAGAATTACAATGGAAAAAAAGAATGATTTTGATAGACTTTTACAAATTGTGCAACTCCTAGTTATTCTAGCTGGTGTTGGTGGTTTTTTTATTGAGATAGGTAAGACTACATCAATACTAAGTAGAACCACTAATGATATAGCTGAGTTAAAACTTATTGTTCAAGATTTATTAAAAGCCCAAATACAAGTGTCTTCTACAGATGCAAGGCATAGTGCCATGCTCGAAGACCTAAAGCAAAGAGTTTTAGAATTAGAAAGAAGGAAACCATGAATAATCGTAATACAACTATGGCAGGTATCGGTGCAATTATCGTAGCTATTGGTAGCGTTTTTGTAACTATGTTTGATGCAGACCCAGCAACCGTAGTAGATTTTGGTTCAGCTATTGCAGCTATTATTGCTGGAGTTGGATTGATCTTTGCTAAGGATGCCAAACCCCCGACTACTCCAAATGTTTGATAGAATTTTAATGCAAATTGCAGTAGGATTATTTGATGTTTTACTTAAAAAAATTGAAGCAGGTAAAATGGCTGTCGATGCTGATGTTGATGTTGAGCGTTTGCGTCGTGCTGGTTCTAGGATTGATGAGTGGTTGCGGAAGCAGGACAGTATTCATCCCAGACGAGAGTCCGATTCGGATAGGCCCTAATGCTAGAGTCTATGTATATACCCTACAACAAGGTCAATGGTTCCTCAGTAACAATACTGTAACCATTCCCGAAGGTTGGTACTGTGTACCCCCTTCCTTTGTAAAAGACAATAGACCCCTAGGAGAAATAAAATGAAAGAAAAATTAAATGAAATGCAAGAGAAGTTATTAGACTGCTTAATCAGCGATCTCAGTGACCCAGACCGTAGAACCCCTGGTCTTTATACCGTGGTACGAGGCATCCTCAGCGACCACAAGGATAAGGTTAATACCATTCCTAACGAAGCTATTGAGGCTGTAGAGGCCGCTATGAAGGACTCAGTTCCCTTTAAGATTAAGAAAGCAGCTTATTAATGAAAGTTCCCCAAGAAGTAATCAATGATTTTAGAAACCATCTATATTTTTGCTTTAAGCATTTAGGACTTGGGGAACCTACTAAGATACAGTATGAATTAGCCAGAGAGATCCAAGAAGGGCAGTCAGATGCCATCATAGCCGCAGGACGCGGTACGGGTAAGTCTACCATCACAGCTTGCCTAGCGAGCTGGGAATGGCTTAGGGACCCTAATTTAACCTTCCTAGTATTGTCAAATACCCAGGGTAAAGCTATCGATTTTGTCTCTCAGGCTAGAAAGATCCTATCTGTAGTCCCTTATTGTCACTATATGATACCTCGGGACGAGGATAAAGACAATGCACTTGGTTTTAACCTAGCGGTTAGAACCAAGTTTACACAAGATCTAAACTGTGCTGCTAGAGGCATCACAGGTCAGATCACAGGTTTACACGCTGACCGTGTAGTCCTAGACGATATTGAAATCTCGGGTAAGAATGAAACTCCAGTTGGTAAAGAAGCTTTACTTAAGAAGTTAGCAGAACTAGAAAGTATTAGGAATAAGAACTCTAGAGTAATCTTCTTAGGTACACCCCATTATCAGGACTCTATTTACAATATCCTAAAAGAATCCTATCCCATGATTAAGTATCCTGCCGAGATGCCAGATACCTCTCTTCCCTACGAGGTAGAGGACGTGGCTCCTTGGGTCCTAGGATTGGATCTGGAGGCAGGAGAGGCAACACAGCCCGAACGGTTCAATAAGGACGAGCTTGGCTCCAGACGGGCTAAAATCGGCCCTAGCCACTATGCCCTGCAATACAAGCTGGTAACATCCCTAGCCGATGCGGATAGATACCCATTAAAGCTTAGGGATCTAATAGTCATGGATCTAGATCCTGAGCTTGGTCCAGATAAGATAATCTGGCAAGGGCAGAATCCAATGAGAGATGTTCCTAGCTTTGGTATGACTGGTGATCACATATGTGATCCTATGTTTATTAGTAACAAATATATTAAATATCAACATAGCCACCTATGTATAGATCCCAGCGGCAGAGGAACTGATGAGACAGGCATATGTATTTCCTCTGTATTAAGTGGAGTTATCTTTGTCCATGAGTTACTGGGTATCCAAGGTGGGTATGATGATCATGTCTTAGCTAAGATTGCTAAGTTAGTAAATGAATACCATATTCCCTTAGTTAGAGTAGAATCTAATTTTGGTGATGGATTATTTACTAAAGTCCTTACTCCTTATTTAATAAATCATTGTGGTAAGGTTGGTATAGAAGAATATAGAGTTAAAGGTCAAAAAGAATTAAGAATTATTTCAACCTTAGAACCTGTAATCTCTATGCATAGATTAGTCGTAGCTAGAAAAGCTATGAAAGATCAAACAAATCAAATACAATTAACTAGATTACATTCTGGTCGTGGTGCTTTAAAGCATGACGATAGAGTAGACGTTCTTGCAGCAGCTGTAGAATTCTATAAATCACATATGTCTTTAGATACAGAGAGGGCTTCTGAAGACATTAAAGATAAAGAATGGAAGAAAAGAATTCATGACTGGGCTAATAATTTTAGGGCTGGTGACTATGCCCCAACTAGTGGTGCTACAAAGGTTGTTGCAACCAATCAAAAACAAAAATCAAAAAGAAACCAATGGGGTTGGTAAGGAGTTAATTCATGGAACCAATGACAATTATGGCAATTGGTGGAGCTATTGCTGGTGGAGCAAGTTCAATTTTTGGTGGACTAGCTAAAAAAGCCGAAATACAACAGGCTAACGACGCAGCTTATCGTCGATGGATTCAAAGTAATTCTCAAAAAACACTTTCTAATGCTAGAGAGCAATTCCAAGCATCTTATTTATATGCCCAACAATTAAAGAAAAATGATGCAATAGCTAAATCTGCATACTCTTTTCAACGGGATAATAAAGAATCTTTAAGTGACTCTACAAACTTTCAACAAAAAGAACTTTCAGATAGCCTTAGAAATCAAAAAAGTTCTTTATTAACCTCATTTGCTTTACGTGGTATATCTTCTAATAGTGGAATGTATGGAACACTGGCTGCTATGCAAGCTATAAGTGGATTAACAAATGCAGTTCAACTAGAAAAAAATAGACTAGCCCAAGCTAAAAATATTGATAATCAAACACAAAATATGCTCTCACAACAAACAGAAAATATCTTTATGCCTAATATCCAACTGTATGATGAAGCACCTATATTAGGAGATGCTAATGCAGCTGCTACTGGTGGGGTTGTTTCTGGTATGTTGCAAATTGGTGCAGGTATTGCTGGAGCGGCTACTAGTTATAGTGGAAATCCAACCTTTATACCTGGTATGGGTCCACACTAAGGAGAAATAATATGTCACAAATGAATTCTTCAGATAATCCATTTTCATTAAAACGAATTGCCCCAAATACAGAAATTAATGCAACACAACCAAATTATAAGTCTGCTCAACTAAGTGGAGGACAAATCCAACTTGGACAGACAGCCCAACAAGTTGCTGCAACTGGTGATGCGGCTATGTATGCAGGACTCGCAGAAATTGCTGGTGGCATTGGTAAAGCAATTGATACTTTTGCTGATATTGGAAAAAGAGTTGATGAAGAAAAAATTAATATTGTTCAAATGAACTTTGAAAAGTTAGATAACGATCCTAAATTAACCCCAGAAGAAAAACAAAATCAACTTGATGCATCGATGAAAGATGTATGGACTCCAGTATTAGGAGATTCTTGGAAAGAAAAACTTAGTCTTTCTGTTAATAAAAAATGGTTATCTGACGAAGCTAGAAATACATTTGAACAAACTAGGTATACAAAAGAATTGGCTAGTTTTTTAGATAGAAACCAAACTAGAACAGACTCACCTGAATTAATACAACAATTTAATAAAGAATATTCTAGTAAGTTTCCAACAGCAAAATATAATGATTGGTTTAAGATAAAAAACTTTGAAACTAATTCTAAGATAAACCAAAAGACTGTAGATGATCAACTAAGTATGGTTGAACTAGCAATAGTACAATCTATAGCAGTACCATCACCAGATCTTCAGAAAGCTGCTAGAGCTGGAGATCAAGCAGTTATAGGTAAATATAAACCCTTTTTTGATTTGGTAGATGATGCTAGGTTAGCTCCTGATTTAGAACATTTTTCGGGAACTGTTTATGACTTACTTACAGAACAATTCCTTAGGCCACTAGCTAAAGCTACAACTCCTATTGAAGTTGTACAAGAAATAACTAGAAGACTTCCAGAACTATCTACTAAAATAGCTAAACAAATTTTTGACGCAGCTAACGATTTTAATTTAAGTCTAGTGCAAGAAAATGCAGCTACTTCTTTGGTTTTAGGTCAATCAAACTTTAAAGATACTGCTGATAAAATAGATGGTTTAGGTATTTATTTAGGTACAATGACTAGACATCTTGGTACTATGGATATGTCTAGAGTAGAAAAAAGATCTTTAATTCAAAATACCATACCACTTGTTTATGAGCAATTTAGTTTGGCTATGGAAACTGGAACAGACTCAAGATTACAAGAAAAATATCCAAATTGGTTTTCTTTAACACCAATTGAAAAATTAGATATAGTAGAAAAAGAAATTAATGATTGGATGAGTAAAGGTAATAACGCAAATGGCGTAGTAGCTTTAATGGGATTTTCTCCAGAAGAAATCAAACAGTCTGGACTTACAGCAAATCAACTAGCAGAAAAAATTCTTATTCAAAATGGAAGAACTAATGTTTTACTTTCTGAAAAAACAAGAAAAGAGATAAATCAAAATGCAGAAGATGCAATTGAAAATTTAGAACTTAAAGTAGCAGCATTTGATTTGTATGGTGATGAATTAGAATTAAAAACAAGTGTTGATTCTTCTTTAAAAACTATATCAACAAAACTTGGAGTTGATATTAATAATCTTAGGGATTTGTATTTAGAAGATAAAAATACAGGTGTATTAAAAGCAAAAATTAACTACGCAGAATGGTATAACTCTTTAACACCAGAAGCTCAGAAAAAAATGATTCATGATGGATTTACTTTAAATAATTTTGAATTACTTAGAAAATATTCAACTGTTGCTAGTAAAATAGATTTAGCTGGTATTAAAAATGTCAAAAGAATACAAGAAGAAGAAGCGCGTTTAAAAGCAGAGCAACTAAGGCAAGGAATTGCAGCGGGAAAAGAAAAAATAGCAGAAGAAAAAGCAGCACTAGCAGAAAGAAAGAATATAATAAAACCAGATACTTTACTCCCGCAAGCAGCTAAATTTAGTATGGGACCAGGTACTGGAAATGATAATGCTGCAAACGGTTCTATTCAAAGTGCAACATTAACAGGATCATTATATAGTGGTGAAAATTCACAATTTAAATCAGTACTACAAAATGCACTTCAAAGTTTAAAGATAATTAATGAATGGAAAAAACAAAATCCAGATCTAGAATGGGAATCTTATGAGGAAATTCCACCAGAGGAAGTTAACGATGCAATTAGATTTATAAATATAGTTAATGAAGATGCTCCTATTATATTACAACATGCTCAAGCAATAGAAAATTTAAAGATTGAAATAGTACACAATTTTCCAGAGCTTTGGTCAAATATTCCTTCTTTAAACCCAGTTACACCAAAAACAGATACTCCACCTGATGCCCTAATTCGCGATTTTGCTAAACGGACTGATGATTGGATTAATGGTAAAATTAGTTTAGATATTTCAAGAATTCCACTAAGTCCAATTGAAAATGAACAATGGACTGCAGAATCTTTATTTACTTTTAGTCAAGTACAAGTAACTGGTCGATCTTTTTTAAAATCAGATTCCCCTATTGAAGATAAAAGATTTTTTGGTAAGATGTATTTAACTGTTTTAGAAAGAATAGGAAATGGTAATCAGGATTACCTTAAATCTGATATGGGTAAATACGATTTAACTTTACTATCTTTAATGGGTAAAGCTTATAAACGTGCTTACGACTCTACAGGAACACTACCTGAAATTCATGGACTACCTTTTCAAATAACAAGAGCATTAGTAGGTGCTAACTGGGCTGAAGAAACAAATGTTGAAGGTATGATTGCTGGGATGAATGATCCAGAAGAAATAAAACGCGTACAGGCACAACTAGGAATTGTTATTGAATTAGCTAGATTTTCAGCTGGAGATAAACAACTAGCAGCTACTGCTACAGTAGGAGAAACAAATCCAAAGGACATTTTCTTTAAAAATAAAGATGGTATTGTAATATCTTCAGCATTTGTGGCACAAGCATCTTTTTTACCATTAGCAATGGACCCTAATGTTAAATTACCAAATAAACCAATTTCCCCAAGAAATAAAGAATGGGACCCTGACATTTTAGTTGCTAGTATTAATAGAGTTTTTCAGGAGAAATACACTAAAGAAGATGTTGCTAAAGTATTAGAACCTGTATTGCTTGCTAGTTTTCCAATAGGAACTTTAGCAGACATGTCTCCAGAACAAAAACTTAAAATAAGTGCACAAATAATTGAAAGAGCAACTGAAAATAATCCAGCTTTATTTGAACTAGCTAATGAATTATTTTTTAATGGGATACAAAATGGCACTATAAAACCAAATAATAAAGCAGGTGAAACTTATCTTTCATTGTACGCTCATCATATAGATGTAGTTTTAGATATTGATTCTCAAGCAAATAAACCACAATCAGCTGGACATCGTATTGGAGTAAGTCCTGTTAATACTATGATTACATTTAGAGGAACTACAATAGATGCAGATAATAATCAGTTTTTTGAGTTAGGAAACTCAGCAACTGTTTATGGAAATGATCCAGAATCAACATTCTCTCTTGCTTTAATAAATGAAAGTCAAGATGCAGTAGCAAAACAGTTAGCTATTTTACCAATCATGAAGTCTAGTTTTTGGGGAGGTAATCAAGAAACCACTAAAATGGGTTATCCTATTTATGTAGCTGAATTGGAAAAAATATTTACACCAGATAAACTAGTAGATCCAAACAATGAGTCTATTGGTAAAGCCAATGGGCCAATGTTTGTTGTTGGTTCTGTAATCTTATCCGATTTATATTTGTCAGATAAGTATTTTAAGGCAGCACTTGATCCGTGGTTTAGGGCAAATGGAACAGACTCTCCTCCAATGAGAAATATTCCCGCAACTATACAAAAATGTATAGACAGCAGATTATCGTTTTTTGATACTTTAGTAGCAATTGATATAAAATACAGAGAAGATGGCGGAAAATTACCATTTATGAAAAGTGAAGGTTTAGATAGAAAAACTCCAGGTTTTTCTGAATTAAGACAAAACCTTACCTATAATAGAGATAAAAGAGCTAATTTACCAACATGGGATTTTGTTCTCAGAGGTATGGACGGAGTTGCTTTATTATCTATAAACGATGCTTTTATGCTTGTAGATCAAAAAAATGGCGAACCAGTACCAAAAAACATCTATTCAGAAGCTACAATAAACAGGATTAAAGATGAAGCAGAAAAACAATCTAAAGCAACCAAAGTAGATCTAGAATCATATAGAAAACAATTAAGGAAGAATTAAATTTATGTCAACTTTTCAACAATTCAATATTGACAATTCTCCGTATAAGTCTAATAGAGAACAATTAACATTAGATAAAATTTCTTCTTTAGTAAATAAATCACAAAATTCTATTACAACCAAACCAGTATCTTTTAATTTACCTGGTTTACATCTTACAGATGAAGAAGTAAAAAAAGAAAACGATACTTTTTTAGAGTTTCTAAGAGGAACAGAAGAGCAAAGAAAATATATACCTGGTTCAGAATTAGAAGATATAGATATTAAGGCTAAGAGTAGTTATTTAGATGATAAGGAAAAGTATATAGAAAGGCAAATGGGATCTAATCCTTCAGCAACTTCTAAGTTATTAGATAGTTGGAAAATTAATAGAGAAGATAGTCCATTACTAAGTGTTGCATTGTTTTCAGATTCTGTTGAATTCTTTCAACCTAAATCTGCAGCTAATAGTTTTTCAAGTGTATATAATATGAATTTTAGAGCTGCTTCTTTATGGGGTAAACTATTTGACAAAGAAGCAGCTGGACCACAATTTACAGAAGTATTAGGAAGAAATGCTCAAGCAAATGTAATTGCTGCTGTTAGAGCACGGGGTGGAATTAAGGGTGAATTATGGGCTACTGCAATAGCAAGAAGCACATATTTAAGGGAAATGTTAACAGACACAGCTAAAACAGATCAAAAATTAGAGAGTTGGATTAGAGGTTCTCCTTCTTTAATTAATTTAAAAGGATCAGTACCATTTAGTGCCTATGCTGGAGATACTGTATTAGATATTTTAGCAGATAGTGAAAAACCAGAATCATGGGACCCTAAAAAAGCAATAGCGGAATTAGAAATTGCAGAACCTGGTTTACATAATTTATTGTTTAATGAAATGCAACTTAAACCAAAAGACGTAGAAAACGCAGCAAATACTCCACTACAATTTAAATATTTTATTGCAGATGCTATAGATCAATACGCATATGGAGTTACAATAAATGAGTACCAAAAACAAGCAGGTGGTTTAGAGTATTTTTTTGGGGCACAAGCTTTACCGTTAGTTGTAAATTCTTTTAATAGTAATGATCAATTAGCTGAAATAGGGGTAACAGCTGCGTTAACCTTTTTTACTGGAGGCACCTATGGTGCAATAGGTGGAACTGCTTTATTAATGAAGAGAGCAGCAAAATCTTCTTCATTAATTAGAAAAGCATTAAAAACTGCTAACGCATTTGAAAAATTTGAATCTATTAGTGCAAGAGTAGCCCAAGTAAATAAATATTTATGGAAAGCCCAAAAGATACTTCCTAGCAATATAACTGAAACTATACTGCACAGTATGCCAGCTACTAGAGGTATTTTTGCGGAAGCTAAAGCTGGTACTTCATTGTTTAAAAAAACTGTACAAAAATCTACAGCACTTTTTATTGGAGAAGCAGCACAAGGTGTAGTAGAATCTGGTGTTCAACAATATGAAGCTATGTCAAATGGATTCCAAGAACACTTTAGTGCTTCAGCAGTAGTTCAAAATGCTATAGAAGAGGGTATTGGTGGTTTAGTTCTTGGTGGCCCAATTAGATTAATTGGTAAAGTAGGCGAAAGAGTAAGTACTACAAATATGGGTAAATATGTTAATAGACAAATAAACAAAGGTAAAGTAGGTTTATTAGGTTCTTTACCAGAATTAAAACCCAGTATAGCAAGGGATATAGATTTAGCTACTAGGGTTATTATGGGTATACCAGATGGCGTTTCTTTTGAAGACTTTAAAGGTGCTCTATCAACACAAGCTAGATTAAATATTCTTATGGATAAAGTAGATAGACTTGGATTAGGTGATTTACTATCTGTTTCAGACAGTCAAGCTAATGGAAAGGAAAATCCTTTTATAGCACAGGCAATTAGTATAATGTCTGGGGGAGACAAGAAACAAGAGTTTCGTGTTCGTGTTGACATGGCACAAAGATTATCTGCTTTAATGGATCGTACAACTAACGAAGAAACTGGAGTATCTACTTTATCAAGAGATGATGTAGAAGCAGTTTTTTATTTAGCTGCTATGGATTCTATAGACCCAAGTTCTAGATCTTCTTCATCGCAAAGAAATAGACTATTAGAATCATTATTAGAATCTGACCAAGCAAAAAAAGGAAAAACTATTGTAACTCAACATAGTGGTGGGGAATACACACATACATCTAATTTTTATCAGGTTACTGATCAGGATTTATATGATTTAGCTGATAAGATAGAAGAACAAACTCAAGGTTTAGTCACTAAACTGGGTGCTGATTCTGTCTCAGAAATTAATGATATCTTTGGTAGAAGTATTGGTCAAGAACAAATAGACCTAACAAATGGTGTATTAGACGAAGCAGAAGCTGCTTTAGGACCTAATAACAAAGGTGTTGGAGTTTCATTCTTAGATCTTCCTTTACTTGGAATGTTTAGATCTAAACTATCTCCAAAGAAAGTTGATACTAGTACTGGGACTCCCCCTCCTAAAGCTCCTGAGGCTGCTGGAGAAGGAGAAGATAGTGCTCTTTTAGAAGCCACAAATGAAATAATGGATAGACTTAGAAACGAAATCCGTGACGCAAGGGACAAGGCTGATGCGGCTGATGCTGCTCGCGAAGAAGCTGCTGCGGCTCCTGAGGCTGCTGCGGCTCCTGAGGCTGCTGCGGCTCCTGAGGCTGCTGCGGCTCCTGAGGCTGCTCCTGCGGCTCCAACACTAAGTGTTAAAGTTAATGATAAAACTAAGGCAAAAGCCAAGAAAATGGGAATATCTGAACTGCAACTTGAAAAAGCAGCAGAAATTGCCTCATCAATTGCTGATAATGATTGGCTTGGACTTCATTGGGTACTAGATGAGACACAAGATGAAGCTCTTAAGCGATCCCAAGCAGATATAGCTGTTAAAAATAAATTTAAACACAAAACTAATATTGAAATTAGAGATAAAATACTTAAAGGATCAAGGGGTGTTATTGACTCAAGAGTATCTACAAAATCACTTGAACAAGCAATTGCAGAAGTAGATAAAATGCCTGAAGACGAACGTTCCCAGCTTGATGTTCGATTTGTTGTACTTGGTTTATCTGGAAAAGATGTTGTTATTGGTTTAGAGGTGGAAGGATATTCTCTTGAACTAATTCAAACCGAATTAGCAAAAAGAAAAGCTGCTGCGGCTCCTGAGGCTACCACTGCGGCTCCTAAGGCTGCTGCGGCTCCTGAGGCTACCACTGCGGCTCCTAAGGCTGCTGCGGCTCCTGAGGCTACCACTGCGGCTCCTAAGGCTGCTGCGGCTCCTAAGGCTGCTGCGGCTCCTGAGGCTGCTGATAAATCTGTAGTAGAGATATCAAAAGATT